GACCACCCTCTCTGCCGACGAAATCAACGACGTGTTGGCTGCAACACCGAAAGGTGAGCAGGGTCAAGGCGCTTCGAGTGCATCGCAGGGTAGTCACTTCGACCAGGCAATGCAGGGCACCGGTAACCCCGACGTGGGCGCTGGTGATCAGGCAGGTGCCGAAGACGAGCAAGACTCGGTGAGCATGATCGTCGGTGACTGGAAACAAACTACTGGCCGCAAGTGAGGTGAATCATGTACGCAGGCTCCGAAACTGAAAGCATCGCAGCGGTATCGCCGCTGTTCGCCGGGGACTACCCGGTCGAGAACCGTGCCGAGACGATCGCTTCTGGCGTTGGTGAAGTCGCTGACTACACCGTCGTCGGTCGTGTCACGGCATCCGACAAGATCGTTCCGTGCGATCTGGACGCAACCGATGGCTCCGAAGTCCCGGTTGGCGTGATCGTCTTCGGTGGTGACGCCACCAGTGCCGATGTCGGCACGCAGATGTACACCTCCGGCGTGTTCAACATGGACAAGCTGGTGTGGCACACCTCGTTCGACACCGAAGCGAAGAAGCTGAACGCCTTCCGCAGCGGCCCGCTGTTCGTGAAGAAAGTCGGCCCGGTCGTACCTTAATCTAGGGAGAAACAACCATGTGGAATATGCTTGATACGCATCAACTGGCACGGCTGATGCAACACACCGAAGAACCGTCGAGCTTCTGGCTGAACCGCTACTTCGGTGGCGTTCAGACCTTCGACACCGAGTTCATCGACTTCGAGAAGGTGTCCAAGGGTCGTAAGCTGGCCCCGTTCGTCTCTCCGATGGCGAAGGGTAAGGTGCTGGCGGATCGCGGCAGCGAGATGATCCGGTTCAAACCGGCCTACGTGAAGCCGAAGCACGCCCTGGACCCCGGCAAGGTCGTCAAGCGTCGTCCGGGCGAGATGATCGGTGGTTCGTCCACCCCGTCCGCTCGCGCCAACGCAATTATGATGGACTACATGCAGGACCATCGGGACATCATCGAGCGTCGTTGGGAGTGGATGGCTGCGAAGGCGATTCTGGACGGCAAGGTCACCGTTACCGGTGAGAACTACCCGACCCAGGTCATCGACTTCAAGCGTGACGCGAACAACACCGTTACCAAGACCTCCGGTTCCTACTGGGGCGAGTCCGGTGTCTCGATCGTCCAAGACATCAACGGTTGGATCACGTCCATGCGCCGTCTGCCGTTCTCCGGCCCGCTCGCTGACCTGATCGTGACCCCGAGCGTCTACGACGTGATGATCGCGGACAGCGAAGTCAAAGACCTCCTGGACACGAACTACCGTGGTTCCGACGCCGACATCAACCGTGGCGTGCAGGATGGTTCCGTGGTTCAGTTCATGGGTCGCATGAACAACCTCAACGTCATCTTGTATCAGGACTGGTACGAGGACGATGACGGCACGGTCAAGGAGTTCATGGCTGACGGCGAGATCGCCCTGGTTGGTCCGAACGTCCAAGGCGTCCGCGCCTACGGTGCGATCATGGATGCCAAGGCGGGCTACCGCTCGATGGAAATCTTCCAGAAGATGTTCGAGGACGACGACCCGTCCGCCACGTTCATCCTCTCGCAGAGCGCCCCGCTGATGATCCCGGTCAACCCGAACAACACGTTCAAGGCCAAGGTCATCGCGTGATCTGAAATACAACCACCGGGTGTGTAATCACTCGGTGGTTGTCCCAACATCAAAAGAAGGAGTTTCTGAAAATGGCTTACCAAGCACTCAACCGCATCGAGGTGATGCGTAAGAAGCAGAAGGTCGTAGTCAAGCCGGGTGACGAGTTCGAGTTCACCGAGGGCGAAGTCGAAGACCTGAAAGCAGCCGGTGCGATCGAGGAGGTCAAGTCGACCAAGACCTCGGGTTCCACCACTCAATCCAAGCCCAAACCTTCCGGTGGCAGCGGTAAGCCCGCTCCGAAGAAGGATGAGGGCGACGACCTCGGCCTGGGCGATCAGAAGTGATCAACTGGTCCGAGATCAAGCAACAGGCCCGAGACGCTGTGCACGATACGTTCAGCGTCGATGGTCTGTACACCGATCTCGTGGTGACTGACGTACCAATCAAGGTGCGTCTTCACCGCAAGTCGGCGTTCATCGGTGACGCTTACGAAAGCGATTTCTCACCGGGGCTTTTCTCAGAGATCAACCGCGTGATTGTTGATCTGCGAGAAGTGTCCCCAAAGCACGGCGGTCAGATCACCATCCCCGATTTCGGTGGTGTCGAGGTCACGATCGAGAACGTGCAGCACCAGGGCGAGAACAAGGCTCTCTGCGAGGTGCGGGTATGAGCCTGAGAGTCGACATCAACTTCGACAAGCAGATGCTCGACCAGCTTGAGCGGTTCCCGAGGGAGGCGTCCAAGGCGGCGAAGCTGGCGATCAACGACACGCTCGATCACGGTCGGACGATGGCGAAGCGGCAGATCATGTCGGAGGTCAATCTTCCTGCCAGCTACCTGGACGGCAAGAGCAGCGCTGGTCGTCGTCTTGCCACACGCAAGGTGGTCAGACTCGGGCAGGAGATCAGCGGCAGCATCATCGGTCGCCGCCGTCCGACCTCGCTGTACCGGTACGAGGTCCGGCAACTCTACGCCCCCGCGCAGAAGGGTGGCAGGAAGAAGCAGGGCGTCTCGGTGAAGGTTGACCGGACCACCAAGCGCATCCCCAAGGCTTTCATTATGAACCTGAAGGGTGGCAACCACGGTGTGGCGATCCGACTGCCGAAGGGACAGAAGCCGAATCGCAGGTGGAACGGGAAACCGTTGTATAAAAACAACACTCAGAACGTCTACCTGTTGTACGGCCCGTCTGTCAACCAGGTTTTCGACGACGTGGCCGAGGAGATTCGACCGGAACTGAATACCTACCTTGGGCGCGAGTTCCAGCGCCAGTTGTCGAGGTTCATCAATGGCTGACAGCAAGCGACTTCAAATCCTCAAGGCGCTGACCACACACCTCGAAGGTGTGACAGGATACGACTTGACGGGTAAAGTGTGGCGTGGGCGCAACAGACCGGCAGACGAGAGCTACACGCCGTACCTCATCCTGTTCGAGATGCCGCCCGAGGAAGAATACCGGGCCGATCTCTCGGTGTCGCGGATGCCGTGGATGATTGGTATCCAGGGGTACATCGATGCGGGGCACCCTCACATCACGGACCCGGCACACAACTTCATGGCCGCAGTCAAGGAGCGACTTGGCCTTCTGGTGGACAACGGTGGCGCGGGACGACCACCACCCGAGTTCATGTTGAACGGCTTGGTCGAAGACATCGAAGTGGATGGCGGAATGGTTTTCGCGCCCGATGAAACAACCAATGCGTGTTTCTTCGCCATGAAGTTGACACTCACCATCACGGAAAACTTGGAGAACCCGTATGAGTAATGGAATCGCGAAAGCGACTCGCGAGGGCGAAGTGGTCTCGTCCAAGCAGGAGTTCAAGGTGATCAAACCGATCATCAACAAGGGTGCCCGTCTCAAAGAAGGGGCGAAGGTATCTCTTACCGCTGATCAGGCGAAAGCACTGATCGAATCCGGCCACATCAAGCAGTAATCGCAGGAGATTGAGACATGGCTTCAGATACCAAAAACTACGTGCTGGGCCGAGGTAAGCTGTACTTCGATCCGTATGCCTCTGGTACCAAGACCCCGACCGGCGAGCGTTACATCGGTAACACGACCGAGTTCAACCTGACCGTCGAGTCCGACACGCTGGATCACTACGACAGTGACCGGGGCGTTCGCACCAAGGACGATTCGGTCATCCTCGAACTCAACCGCACCGGTTCGCTTACCACCGACAACATTGCCGAGGAGAACATCGGCCTGTTCATCCTGGGTGAACTCAGCGACTACGACCAGGACGGCACCCCGGTGACCGGCGAGGCAATCGGTGAGGGCGGTATTCCGCTGACGGATCGCTACTACCAGTTGGGCGTGACCACCGCCAACCCGCAGGGTGTCCGTGGCGTGTCCTCGGTGACGGTCACCATCGACCCGAACGGTACGTCGAGCAGCGCCGTTGAGGACACCGACTACACCCTGGACGCTGAACTGGGTCGCCTCTACACCATGGAAGGTGGCGCGATCGACGGTCAGACCGAGGTCTCGGTGGACTACACCCCGGAAACCAACACCCGCAAGCGGATCACCACCCAGGCGTCCACGTCGGTTGAAGGTGCAGTGCGCTTCATCTCCTACAACGCCAAGGGCAAGAACAAGGACGTGTACATGCCTTATGTTACCCTTACTCCCAGCGGCGACTTCGCCCTGAAGGGTGACGACTGGCAGAACATGGCGTTCTCGGTCGAGGTTGGCGAACTGCCGGGTCAATCGGCTATCTACGTCGACGGTCGTCCGGCCTAAGATTCAACCAAAAGAGGAGAGTA